AAGGGCCGTAAATTTGCAGAGGGTGGTCAAATGAAAGAGTCCAAAGCGATGATGCAAAAGGAAGTGGCTTTCATGAAGAAGAAAGGCGCTCCCAAGCCCATGATCAAGCACGAGATGGCTGAGATGAAGGGTATGAAGTACGGCGGCAAGGTCAAGAAGATGGCTTCTGGTGGTCTTGCTGCTGGTCACAAGAGTGCTGATGGTGTTGCCACCAAGGGCAAGACCAAAGGCATGCAAGTGAAGATGCGTAAAGGCGGGATGTGCTGAGATGGCTACCCGAGGCAAACAGCGTGTTGTCGGCCCGTTTGAGGCGGTAACCCCTCCTGACATGGGTGAGGACGAAAAGGCTGCACGAGACGTCAAGCCTGCTCCTCCGGTACCCACCACCCCATCTCCCGAAGCACAGAAGAAGCTAGAGGAAATGGAGCGGGATCGTCGTGAGCGCAAACAGATGGATCGTGCTTACGAGCGGTCGCGGAGTAACCCGGACTTTGCCAAGGGCGGCAAGGTCAGTTCGGCTTCCAAGCGAGCTGATGGTTGTGCGATGCGTGGCAAAACCAAGGGTCGCATGGTATGAGACTGTCCCGCGGCATGGGGGTTATCAACCCCGCCAAGATTCGTTCCATCAAGAAGCGTGATGGGAATGAGCCGGTGATGTTGTTCGCTGAAGGCGGCGAATCACGGGTGAACGAGGCGGGGAATTACACCAAGCCTGGGATGAGGAAGCGACTGTTTGAAAGCATCAAGGCTAGTGGTAAAGGCGGGGCTCCGGGACAGTGGAGCGCCCGCAAGGCACAGATGTTAGCCCAGCAGTATAAGAGCAAGGGCGGGGGTTATCGTGGCTGAGAAGTGGATTCAGAAGGCGATCTCAAAGCCTGGTTCTCTGCGTAAGGCGCTGGGGGTGAAGGCCGGGGACAAGATCCCTGCCAAGAAGCTGGCGGCGGCAGCAAAGAAGCCGGGTAAGTTGGGTCAACGTGCACGACTGGCAAAGACGCTCAAGAGTTTCAAGTGAAGGTTTCGCGGTTTCCTGTATTTGACGGTAACGGCAATGTGTTCGATTGGATTCTGGTAGAAGCCAAAAAGTTGCGTAAGGTGCGTCATCAGGAGAATCGTAATGCTGCGAAAGCCGCAAGAGAGTCTAAAAAAGTGGAGCTCAGAAAACTGGCGCACGAAGAGCGGAAAGCCATCGACGCAAGGGCCAAAGGCGACGGGCGAGCGTTACCTACCTGAAGCTGCGATCAAGGCTTTGAGCCCGCAGGAGTATGCGGCCACTACAAAGGCCAAGCGTAAGGGCAAAGCGGCAGGAAAGCAGTTTGTAGCGCAGCCCAAAGGTATTGCTAAGAAAACCGCAAGGTTTAGGAAGTAAGATGAGCACATCTGGAACCACCGCATTCAACCTTGACCTGAACAGTCTGGTCGAGGAGGCGTTTGAGCGCGCCGGCAGAGAGGTGCGTTCCGGTTATGACATGCGTACCGCTCGTCGCAGTCTGAACCTGATGACGATTGAGTGGGCCAACCGGGGGATCAACCTCTGGACGATTGAGCAGGGTGCTATTGCTCTCAACCAAGCTCAGATCACGTATGCCCTTCCGATCGATACGATTGACCTGTTGGATCAGGTGGTTCGGACGCAAAGTGGGCTGAATCAGACCGACATCAACATCACGCGGATCAGCGTATCAACATACGCTACGATCCCGAATAAGAACGCTCAGGGACGTCCTATTCAGGTCTGGATCAATCGGCAGTCTGGTGCGACCAGTGCAACCGGATTGACCTTGGATGGTGGGATCAATGATGCCGTGACCACGATTACGCTGGATTCAACAGACGGCTTGTCGGCGGTCGGATATGTCAAGATTGGAACTGAGATCATCAGCTATACGGGGAAAACCTCGACAACCTTGACTGGATGTCTCAGGGGTCAAGCCGGTACAACGGCAGCGAGCCATGCAGACAATGCTGCGGTATCGGTGCCGTTTCTTCCCAACATCAACGTCTGGCCATCGCCGGATCAGAGCGATTACTACACATTTGTCTACTGGCGCTTGAAACGAATTCAAGACGCTGGAAACGGCCCTACGGACCAACAGATTCCATTCAGGTTCCTGAACTGCATGGTGGCTGGATTGGCGTACTACATCGCCATGAAGATTCCCGAGGGCCAGGACAAGTTGGACAGGTTGAAGCTGGACTATGCAGAGCAGTGGATGCTTGCGGCTGATGAAGACCGTGAGAAGGCTGCGTTGCGTCTAGCACCACGGCAGATGTTCTTCTAATCATGCCCAACCGGTTTGCATCTGGAATTTACGAGATAGTGCATGTGCCGTCTGGTCGACGCTATATCGGCTCGTCAGGTGACGTGGAAAAACGTATACGGCGTCATCAAATCGCTCTAAACAAACAGCGGCATCACTCTCAGTACCTTCAAAGACTATGGGACAAATACGATCAAGCGCAGTTTGAATTCCGTTTAATTTTGCTGTGCGACAAGACAAACTTATTGATGTATGAACAGTTGTGCATTGATCATATGAAGCCGGTGTTAAACGGATCGCTGAGCGCACATAGCCCGGTTTCTGCGGGTCAAAAGTTACCCGAAGAATGGGTGGAGAATGCTAGGCAGGCTGTATTGCGGAGGTATGCGTCTGGCTTCAAAGTCATACACCCGCCAAGATCCGAAGAGTACCGGCAATCTGTATCTGTTCAATCTAAAGCTCGTTGGGAAGACGAGCAGCTTCGGAAGATCAACACTGAGGCGATACGCAAGGCAATGACGGATGAGGAGCGAGCCCAACGCAAAGAGCGAACTCGCAAGCTATGGGAAGATCCAGAGTATCGTGCAAAGGCCGTAGCCGTACGCAAAGGCAAAGCCTATAACGCAGGCTACAAATGCACTCCTGAACAGGTAGAGACTAGGCGGCGGAATGCTCGTATCATGCACACTAAGCGGCGCTTTCCAGACAACTGGAAGGAACAATACGCACTCCTGTACCCGGATCACGCAGGAGACGTAAATGCCTAATAGGTTTGCGTCGGGAAGGCATGCCATCGCTCAATGCGATCGTTGCAATTTCCGCTACAAGCTGAAAGAGTTGAAACAACTGGTCATTAAGACCAAGAACGTGAACTTGTTGGTGTGTCCAACCTGTTGGGAGCCTGATCAGCCGCAGCTTCAGTTGGGGATGTATCCGGTAGATGATCCGCAGGCGTTGAGGAATCCTCGGCCGGATAACAGCTACATCACCTCTGGATTGAATGGATTGCAGACTGATCCATTGACAGCCCCGACGACCAGTACAGAGGCGTTTGGTACACCGGAGGGTGGTAGCAGGATTATTCAGTGGGGATGGAATCCTGTGGGTCTAAACAATCCGTTGCAACTTGTGGGTTTGGAGGATAATCTCCAAGCACAAGGTTCAGTGGGAACCGTGACCATTACGGTCAGTTAGGAGTGATCATGAAGAAGTACATGTCAGGTGGCGATGTGAAGCAAGTCAAGAAGATCGCCAAGGCCGAGGTTGCGGGCCATGAGAAGCGGATGCACAAGTACGCCAAGGGTGGTGTGACGAACGTCCAGCGCAAGCAGTACGGCCGCAACATGGCTCGTGTCATGAACCAGCGGAGTGGATCATGAGCAAGGCTAACGATCAGTGCCATTTCTTCCCGGTGGATACTAAAGATCCGATTGGGAAGTACACTCAGCCCCGTCAGTACACCGATACGATGGGTAAGAATGGCTATCCGAATGCCATTGCTAATACTCAAACCTTGCGTACCCGTGGGACGAAGAACACGACTCGTGGGAACAGCAGCTCGACCAAGATGGGTTGAACGTGAACTACGCGACGCTCTTTGAGACGATTAAAGGGTACCTGGAGAATGACTTCCCAAGTACCACCTGGACGGATTCGGCTGAAACCGGAACGGTGACCTTTTCGTCAACTGAGCAGATCAACACGTTTATCAAGCAGGCCGAACAGCGGATCTATAACACGGTCCAGCTTCCGGCGCTTCGGAAGAACGTGACAGGCAACTGTACGATCAGTAACAAGTACCTTGCCATGCCGTCGGATTGGCTGGCGATGTACTCGTTGTCGATCATTCGAGCTGATGGTTCTCAGCATTTCCTGTTGAACAAAGATGTTGAATACATCCGTGAATCGTTCCCCAGTCCGTCTGACACTGGGGAGCCGACGCACTATGCCATCTTTGACAACGATACGATGATCCTGGGTCCGACGCCCGATGATTCGTACAGTATGGAGATGCACTACTACTATTACCCAGAATCGATCGTGACTGCGAACACGACGTGGCTGGGTGATCACTTTGACAGCACCTTGCTTTACGGATCACTGATTGAAGGGTACACGTTCATGAAGGGTGAAACCGACATGATTGCGCTGTACACGAAGCGGTATGAAGAGGCTATGGTGTTGCTCAAGAAACTTGGCGATGGCAAGGATCGTCAAGACACCTATCGGTCTGGACAAGTGAGGTATCAAGTCACATGATTATGAATGACGTTGGAGTTCTGCTTGGCGGGCTCGTTCAAGTACAGACGACACAAAACCGTGGGTTAACAGCCGAGGAAGTCGCGGAGCGTGCCGTTGATCGAATCATCTCGGTGGGGCAGAACTCTCATCCGGCTATTCGTGATCAAGCTCAGGCGTTCAGGGAACACATTCAAGCAGTAGTCACCTTCTACATGAAGGAAGCGATCAAGAACGATCGGGCTACGCTTGCTATCAGGCTTCGGGATGCGGGTCATCCTGAATTAACCACTCTTCTGGAGAAATAACATGCCGTTTACCGGAAACTTTATGTGCACCAGCTTCAAGGTTGAGCTGATGCGCGCCGTTCACAACTTCACTGCCAGCACGGGCAACACGTTCAAGCTGGCTCTGTACACCAACAGCGCATCGTTCACCGCTGCTACGACTGCCTACACGACCACCAACGAAGTGACTGCTTCGGGTTCGTATGCAGCCGGTGGTGGTACGTTGACCAACGTGACCCCGACCAGCTCGGGCACCACGGCGTTCACGGACTTTGCGGACATCAGCTTTACCACGGCCACCATCACGGCTCGTGGCGCTTTGATTTACAACGACACGGCTACTGGTGATCCGACGGTTGTGGTGCTGGACTTCGGCTCGGACAAGACCTCGACCTCTGGCACCTTCCAGGTGATCTTCCCGACAGCCGATGCTTCTAACGCGATCATTAGGATTGCTTAATGGCGCTTGTAATCAAGGATCGGGTCAAAGAAACCAGCACGACCACTGGCACGGGGACTTTTACCCTTGCCGGTGCCGTTGCTGGGTTTCAATCGTTCTCGGTGATTGGCAACGGTAACACTACGTATTACGCCATTACTGCGGGCACAAGCTGGGAGGTTGGTATCGGAACGTACACGTTGTCCGGTACCACTCTGAGCAGAGACACGATCCTGGAGTCAAGCAACAGCGGGT